GAGGAATCCGTTAAGAAAAAACTTTTATCCTTATGATTATGGCACTCGCCTCGTGGCTCGGACTTTTAGCAGTATTGAGCATTTGCTTCGCAGTCTTTTATTTCTCACTTTATAATCCGCATTAACTATGGCTAAGATGAAATCAGGAGTTCTCGGTACTCAAGTTATTGAGGCAACCCCGAAGAAAACTCGGCAAGGAAACTCGGAACATAGCAAATTATCGGCGACCTCTCGTAACAAAAAACGGAAAAAATACCGAGGTCAAGGAAAATAACAGATATAGTGTCTAAATAGCATCAAAATGTTGTTTAGACACTTTTTTATTACCCACTAACCGCAATGGAGGTCAAAATGGAATCCAAGATGCTAAGAGAGATTGCTAACGATACCTTAACTCCGAAAAAAAGCGACAAAATTGAGAGTTCTAAGGATTTTTATGAGCGATTAGTGGATCAAGATGACCTTTATTGCAATGAAATTGAAAGTTATGAGGTAATTACAGAGTATCGTTAATTTACCTTAATAAATAAAACATAATGTTATAATATATCGTCGATGCCGGCTCAAAGGGTAAGCAAATCCTTCAAAGATATTAGTATGTCATTTAAGTACAACCCCTTAAGTGGCGACTTGATTGGATTGAAGAACGAAAACGCTATTGCACGTTCAGTACGTAACATAATCTTAACAAATCCCGGCGAAAAGATTTTTGACCCGAATTTTGGTTCAAATGTTAATAATATATTGTTTGAAACTGTTGATGATATAACCGCAGTCTCAATACAAGACGAAATTGAAAATTCTCTTAAAAATTACGAACCAAGAGTGGAAATACTTAATGTTCTTGTTGATCCTGACTATGATAATAACCAATTTGACGTAACTATTAGTTATAAGATCGTTGGTGTTGATATTCCACCTACACAAATAGAATTTGCTTTGCTTCCTTCCAGATAAATGGCACTATTAAACTTCACTAGTCTGGATTTTGACCAGATTAAACAAACACTTAAAAATTATTTACAATCCAACTCAAATTTCACGGATTATGACTTTGAAGGGTCTAATTTGTCGTCAATTTTGGATGTTTTAGCGTATAATACCTATATTACCTCTTATAATGCCAATATGATCTCTAATGAGGTCTTTATTGATAGTGCAACACTAAGAGAAAACGTTGTTGCATTGGCAAGAAACATCGGATATGTCCCAAGATCACGAAAAGCAGCAAGAGCTAGTCTAAATTTTAGTGTAGAACCAGGAATTACACCTCCTCCAACCAGTGTAACGCTTAAAAAAGGTCCAGTTGCAAGTACAGGTAACGCATTTGGCGATCAATCCTTCACTTTTGGCATTACGAAGGAGATTACTAAACCAGTTGTTGATGGAACTGCCTATTTTTACGATATTGACGTATATGAAGGCACTGTTATTGACCAATCTTTCCCATATTCCACTGATAATATCAATCAAAGGTTCATTTTATCCAATGCTGGCATCGATTTAGACACTTTACAGGTCTATGTACGTCCAACTGCCACTTCTTCACTACTTTCGAGTTATGTAAGGCAAGATTCGCTGTTTGATGCGGTTACAGGGTCGTCAATTACTGGAAAATCGCTAATTTATTACATTCAAGAGATAGAAGATGAGCAATATGAGTTGATTTTTGGTGATGGAATCTTCGGAAAAGCACTAGAAGACGGAAATATCGTCGAAGTTTCGTATATGATCAATAATGGTCCTGATGGTAATGGTATTACTAACATGGCATTTAGTGGAAAATGTACTTATAACCGAAATGCAGTCGAGAACACCATTACAAGCGGTATTTCACTGCTTACGGCTAGTGGGCCATCTAGTGGTGGTGAAGCAATTGAAAGTGTAGATTCTGTAAAGAAATATGCACCTCAAATTTATGGTACTCAGAACAGAGCTTTGACTGCAAATGACTATGAAATACTAATTCCTAACAAAATTTACCCAGAAACACAGTCAATTTCCGTTTTTGGAGGTGAAGAATTGATTCCACCTCAATATGGGAAGGTTTTTATCAGTATAAAACCAAGAACTGGTGATTATATACCAAATGCAATTAAAGAAAACATCAAAAGAGACCTTAAAAAGTACGCTGTAGCAGGAATTGTACCCGAAATTCTTGATCTTAAGTACCTATTCCTTGAAACAGACAGTAATGTTTACTATAATTCCAGTTTAGCACCTAATGCACCCTTTGTAGCTTCTGTCATTATTAACAATATTAACAAATATTCTGAATCTGCAGAGATGAATAAGTATGGTGCAAGGTTCAAATATAGTAAATTCTTAAAAATTATTGATCAAAGTCACGAAGCTATCACTTCTAACATCACAACTACTCAAATAAGACGGGATTTGAGGATTGCTATCGACCAATTTGCAGAATATTCTATTGATTTTGGTAACGAATTCCATATTTCGTCTATGGATGGTCATAATATTAGATCAAGTGCATTTAGAGTATTGGATATTGTTCCTGATGTTTATTTGTATGATGTACCAAATACTGATAAAAAGAAGGGAACTCTTGGTTTATTCTCACTTGATGCTCCTGGATCTACTACTCCAACCATACAAAGGCAAAATATAGGTATAATTGACTACAAAAAAGGCAATATTACCTTAAATCCAATCAATATTACCGCTGGAAAAACTAAAGATAGTATTGATATTATGGAAATTTCTGGAATTCCAGAGTCAAATGATGTTATTGGATTACAGGATCTTTATTTGCAACTAGATAGTAGTAATGTAGAGATGATTGTCGATGAAATTGCCTCAGGTGCTGATCCATCAGGGTCTACTTATACTGTTTCCACAAGTTATAACGAAAGAAAGATCGTAAGATAACCACATGGCACAACATAGAGTTCAACTGAATCAGATTGTAAAGGATCAACTTCCTACCTATGTGAAGGATGAAAGTCCTTTGGTCGGTGATTTTTTAAGTGCTTATTATCAAGCTCAAGAGTATCAAGGTGCTCCAATTGATATAATCAATAACCTCGATACTTATATACAATTAAACAAATCTGGAAGTCTTGTTGGATTTACAACTTTAATGAATCCAGTTGGACTCTTTGATACTGAAATTAGTGTTAAAAGTACTGCTGGATTTCCTGATAGTTATGGATTATTGAAGATTAATGATGAAATTATAACATATACTGGAATTGGAACAACTGCTTTTAAGGGATGTATTCGTGGATTTAGTGGTATTACATCATTTAGAAACCCAGATGAACCAGAAGAATTCATATTTTCAACATCTAAAAATGCAGAACATCCTGTTGGAGTAGGAACTTCTGGTGGCCGAGTACAAAATTTAAGTAATTTATTCCTCCAAGAGTTTTTAAGAAAGTCAAAACAGCAATTTTTACCAGGATTTCAGAAAGATTTAAACCCACAACTCAATCAACCACAATTTATTAGGCATTCTAAGGACTTTTATAATGCCAGAGGAACAGATGAGTCCTTTAAATTGCTATTTAAGTCAATTTGGAACGAAAATGTTGATATTGTTAGACCTGCTGATTACGTAATTTCTCCATCTGACGCTAATTTTAGGAAAACTCGTGACCTTATTGTAGAACCAATACAAGGTGATCCTCAAGATTTGGTCAATATGACCCTTTTCCAGGATCCATTTGAGAATTTAGATAAGGCATATGGTCCTGTATCTATGGTTGAACGGATCAGAGTAGGTCTTTTAACCGATACCTACTATAAGGTAAGTGTTGATGCTTCGTTCGGTACAGGCGGTTCTACCGAGCTCTTATACGGTGATTTTAAGGTACATGCTAACTCTATGGCCGTTGGCAATGTTGGAGCAGCACAAACTTATATTGACGTTGATTCTACTCTTGGATTCCCAGATAAAGGTGCTCTTACATTCCAATATAAGAACGGTACAGTAGGAATAGCAACATATTCACATACAACTACAACTCAATTCCTGGGTGTTACTGGAATTACAACAACAATTAAAGATAAAACACCCGTTAAGCAAAACACATATGTTTATGCTCAAGGTAAAGCAGATGCAAATGCAGGTATTACTACAAATGGTATAAGATGTAGAATTACTGGTGTATTAAATGATGTTGTCCTTCCCAACACCTTCTATCAGAAATCTGGTTCTAAAATTAAGTTAAAGTCACTTGGTAAGGTAGCTCACGTAGATGATTTTAAATCAAAGAACTGGATTTATTGTATTCAACCAAGATATAACCTTGCAGCAAAAAATGATGGTACTGGAAACCCAGATATAACTTTACAAGATGCATCTAACAATACTTATGAAATAGTAACTGCAGATTTCCATAGAATTAGAATTGGAGATACTGTAACACTACAAACTAAGGATCAATCTTTAGATGGATCATATTCCGTCACAGACGTTTTAAGTGCTAATAAAATAAGAGCAAGAGGATCAGCAATAAGCAACCTTAATGCAGTAATTAGTGTTACCAAGCAACTTAACAAACCAAATTGTGATGGAAGCGATGTTGCAACAAATCATCAACATTTGAATGATTTTACTGCAAATGTTCAGAATGTTTATATGACTGAGGTGGGATATGCTCATACACTTTCCACTATTAAAAATTTAGTAGCATCTAACTCACTTCCAACAAGTGATACTGCTAAATTAAACCCAAGTACACAGGCAATTAGTCTTTCTGGGTATTTTATTGGTGCTGATACTCAGATTGGAATAACAACAGGTGCAAAAGATCATAATTTCTTTACAGGAGATGCGATTTATTATACTCCTAATAAGTATGCTAATGGTCTTGTTCAAAGTTTATTGTTCCCAGAAGGATTATACTTTGTAGAAAGAATTACTCATAATGACATAAAATTAGCAAAGTCTTTATCTAACTTGTATGATAAGAATTATCAAAAGATAAACGACGATACAGTTGATAGAACTATTACGAATAATATATTTGAAAAGTATGATTTCCACGGAAAAATACCTCAACCACAAAAATTATTCAGAGAAATTGATATTCCAGTATATGATGGTAAAAAACATCCAACAAAAATTGGTTATAACGGAATTTTAATTAATGGTGTTGAAGTTAAGAGTTATAAGTCTCAAGATTTGTGTTATTATGGAAAACTTAATAATGTAGATGTTGTTGGTGGTGGAAGATATTATGATGTTATTAATCCACCCGAATTAGCGGTTAATGATTCTGTTGGTGTGGGTGCTACTGGTTTTGTTTCTGTTAGAGGAAATCTTCAAGAAGTTAGAATTCAAGATCCAGGATTTGATTATACAGAAACTCCTACCATATCAATTAGTGGTGGTAATGGATCAGGTGCAGAAGCAGAATGTAAATTAGTAACTGTACCACATAGAGTTGTCTTCAATGCTGGCCCTCTTTCTGGTACTATCGGAATAACGACAACTTCAGGTGATTATAACGTTGGATTCTTAACTTATCATAAGTTCAGAAACTATGAAAGAGTTGTATATGAGACTGGTGGTGAAAAGGCACTAGCAGGTCTTGATACGGGTGCTGTTTACTATGTTAATGTAGATAATACTGCTGGAGTAACAACTGTTCAAAACTGGTATACTGGTCTTGCAGGAACAAGTTGGGTTAATCAAAAAACTGTCAGATTGTATAGAAATCTAGATCAGTGTGTTCTTGGTATTAATACTATAGGATTTACTGGTTTTGGTGAAGGAAACCACTACTTAAGATCCTTAAATGGAAAGGCTCAAGTAGGTAGTATTAGAGTTACAAATCCAGGTGAAGGGTATGAGAATAAGCATAAGACTTGTACAAATGCTGGTATTAATACTGCACTTGATATTATAACAATTTGGAATCATGATTATAAGTCTGGTGAGATTATTAAGTATACTGCTGATCCAGATGGAGAGGCTATTGAAGGTCTTACTAGTGGAAATGAATACTATGTTGATGTTCTTACTGATAATACCTTTAAATTAGCGACTGTTGGTGTTGGAACTACTGTAAAAGATTTTTATTATAAAACTAAGCAATATGAGAATTTAAGGTCTGTTGGGGTTGCAACTCATAACTTTAACTATCCTCCTATTGTAGTCAAGGTGGAAGGAATTGTAGGTATAGATTCTATAGAAGGAAATACTCATGAATTAATACCACAACCACTCTTTAGGGGAGAAATTACCTCTGTTCATTTAACGCATACTGGTGTTGGATATGGTGCTTCTGAGATATTGAATTTTAATAGACAACCAAATCTCGACTTATATTCTGGTAGAAATTGCGAATTAATGCCAATTGTTGATGCTAAAGGAGAAATTATTGACGTTGCTATTAACAATAGAGGAGATTCTTACAATACACCTCCATCAATTGCTGTTGCTGGAGTTGGAACTGGAGCAGAATTAGTACCAGAAATTGTTGATGGTCAAGTTAGATCAGTAAAAATTATTAAGAAGGGTGTTGGATATGGTCAATCCACAACATCTCTTTCTGTAGAAGCAGCTGGAGAATTTGGAAATTTACTTGGAAATATTCAAACTTGGCAAGTAAATGAGGTTAAAAAGAATTGGACAAATATAGATGATTCAGATGTTTTCTTAGATGTTTCTATACAAAAGCATCGTGGAATACAATGTTCTTATGCATATGCACCAAGACCTCTAAGGAGGATGATATATCAGAATGATGCAGATGGTAATGCATTATATGGTGTAGAAGATTTATCACTTCTTAATGGTTTAACTGAAGAAAATAAAACTAGACATTCTCCTATTATTGGATGGGCATATGATGGTCTTCCAATTTATGGTCCTTATGGATATGAAAAGAGTACTGGTGGAAACATTACTCAACTTAAATCTGGATATTCTATAGATTTAAAGGAAAATAGACCTCCTACAAGTGTTTTCCCACAAGAATTCTTTATTGAAGACTTTACTTGGAATAGTAGCACTGATGAGAGTTATCTTGATGAGAATAATGGTAGATTTGGTATAACACCAGAATATCCAAAAGGAACATACGCATACTTTGCAACTCTTGACAGTGATTTAGAAACAACTACTACAGATCCTTTCTACAATTATAAAAAACCTGCATTCCCATATTTACTTGGAGATAATTATTGGGCTCAACCAAATGAATTCAATTTCTTATCAAAAAATAATCAAGATGAAATTGATTTAAACAAAACTACTTGGGTAAGAAATACAGAACCATATGAATTACTTCAAGATGATAGTTTTTATGATTATGTAAAACAATCTAATAAGTACATAACTCAAGAAGCAACTGTTTTATATGCTGCAGAAGGTGCTGTAGAGAAAATTGGAATTGTTACTGGTGGATCCAATTACCAGATTGGTGATAAAGTTGTTTTTGAAGAAAAAGTATCAGAGAACTTCGGTGCTGTAGCAAAAGTTTCTCAAGTCAAAGGACCAGGAATTACTACTATTTCTATTGATAGTAGTAAATTAAACTATATTGAATTTTATCCAGGTACTAATCCTAAAGAGTTTATTGGAATTCATACAACTCCATTTGACTTAATGAATAATGATAAGGTTTATGTTTCTGGTATGTCCACTACTGCTTCAGGACTTGGTGGAAAAACATACAATGTTGGAATTAGTTCAGCAGAACTTATTCTATCAGTAGGTGTTGGAACTACTGGGGTTACTGGTATTATTACATACATCAATGTTCAAGGTAATTTAAAGAATCCAAATACAGCAGATAATACTATTGATATTAGAGAAAATGATATTTTACAGGTTGGTGTCGGAACTCAAATGGAGGAAGTCACTGTATTGAATGTTGATTCTGGTAATAGAAGATTGAGAGTTCAGAGAGAATATTATGCAGCTGGTGTAGTTGGAATATCTCATACTATAAGAACACCAATATTTGAGAGACCTAGAAAATTCAAAATTGATGTTGGATTTGTTACTTCATTTAATGGATCTGTTAATAAGGAATATTATTTTAATCCACAAGAGGCTGTTGGTGTAGGTACTAGTGCTGGTATTGGTACTGATGGTAGAACTGGTGTTGGTACAATGATAACCTTTGAGAATCCAGGTAATGGACCATCTCAAAGATTTTTACCAGCAAGATCAATTTATCTACCCAATCATAAATTAAAGACTGGTGATGAAGTCATTTATAATCGAAAAGGTAATGCTTCGATAGGTATTTCGACAAATAAAGCAAATGCTTCTTTTGTTGCTCCATCTACAAATCTACCTGAAAATGTACCTTTATGGGTTGCAAGATTATCGGATGATACTATTGGTTTATCTACTGTTAGAATAGGTCTCACCACTGGATATGATGCCAATGCTGCAGCAGATGGGTTACAACCTTGGGATACTTATGTTGGTGTAGGTTCTACTAATAGAGGGCAAGGTCTAGTTTACTTTACCAGTAGTGGTACAGGATTTAATCATAGTCTTAAGATAAATTATCCTAATGTGGTTACTGGTTCTGCAGAAAAGAATAAAGTAAATGTTTCAGTATCAGATACTCACGGATTAAAGCATAATGATCTTGTTGAATTGGTTGTTGATGCTGGAATTACAACAACTGTTCCAATAAAATATAATAAGGCAAATAGGAAGTTAATTGCCAGAACACTTGATTTTACAGCATCTGGTATTACAACTACTGCTGCAACATCAGATATTCCTGATGCTATTGAAATTTTAAATCATGAATTGAAAACTGGCCAAAGGGTTGTGCATACATCAACCAGTCCAATGGGTGGTTTGACAAATGATGAAGAATATTTTGTATATGTTATCAACAAAGATAAGATTAAACTTTGTGGTAGTAGATTCCAAACTCGTCAAATGAGACCAAGTTTTGTACAAATTACTACTGCTAATGCTGGAATGGTTGGAACCTTAAATTTGGTTAATCCACCTCTAGAATTCTATAAGAATGGAACAGTAACATTTGATCTTTCTGATTCTTCTCTGAAATATACTGTGGGTGTTACTGATTATCCTGCTTTTGAATTAAAATTATATACAGATTCTAATTATATTCACGAATATGATTCCAATGGATTGGAGACAACATTTGAGGTTGTTAGAAGTGGAACAGTTGGTGTTGATGGTAAATTAGTATTAACTGTCAATCAATATACTCCAAAAATACTTTATTATAACTTAGTTCCAACAACTTCTGACAATAACCCAGTAGTAAATAAAGAACTTGTATTAGATACTAAACTTGATGATAATAATACGATTTCAATTCGCACAAGTCGTTATCAAGGAAGATTTAATGTTTTAGCTAATACACCAAATACTTTCCAATATGATTTGGATAGGTATCCAGAAGAAGCTTCCTATACTGCTTCTGCAACAACTAAATTAACATACGAAACAACTTCAGAGACTGCATATGGTCCTATTGCTTATGTTGCACTTGCTGATAAAGGAAAGGGTTATACAAGACTTCCTGGTATTACCACAGTAACTACATCTTCTGGAAGTGGTGCAATTCTAGAAGCATCTAGTACATCAATTGGTGAACCAAAGACAACTGAAATAGACAATATTGGTTTTGATTATCCTTGCGACTTTACATTAAGACCACAATCAAAACTTCCTCAAATTATTAAAATTGAGGCACTATCTGGATTTAAATCTATTGGTATTACTTCTTATGGTAGAGGTTATAACCAGCCACCAGCATTGGTAGTTCTTGATGGTGTTACTGGAGAGAAAATTGATGACGTTGATCTAATTTATAATTTGGCCACTCCAGATGCACCTGGTTATGTTGATATTGTTAAAAACACTTATGGATTATCTAATGTAACTCCAAGAATTGTTCCTGTAGCAAACCCCAATGGAATTAGAGTTACAAATCTTGTTTATGATAACGTAACTGATACTGTTGCTGCAACATTAAAGGTTGCACATAGTTTAGAAGAAGAATTCCCACTAGAAATTGGTGATTTCGTTTTTGTAGAGAACTCTAGTGTTGGTGTTGGTTCAACAGGTACAGGATATGATTCACAGTACTATGGTTATAAGACTTTTGAAATAACCCAAGTTCATCAAAATTTAGGTAACGTTGGTATGGTTACATTCAGTATGAATGGTGCTGTTCCTTCTGGTGAAATACCTGGTAATTTTGATTCTGCATTATCTTCTGCGGTATTGATTAGAGAGCAAGATTTCCCACAATTTGCTCCAGTTCTAGTACCTAACAGGTTTAATGCAAATGAAACTCTTAGGTCTGAAACTAGTGTTGGCCCTGTACAAGGTGTTGCTTTTGAATATGATCCCGCAAGTAAGTGGTTGACCGTAGAGGCGGCTAGTGATTTTGAAGTTGGTAGATTGATTGAATCTTTAGAAACTGGTGCTAAAGGAAAGGTTTCTGAGATTGTTCTTACTTTCGATACAAACTTCCTATTAGATTACTATTCTATTGTTGATAATGGATGGGAGTATCAAACAGGATTCTTGAATAATATTTTACAGAGAGTTCATGATAATGAGTACTATCAAAGTTTTGCTTATGCAGTTAAATCTAGAGTTTTCTGGGATAAGTGGAAAGATATTGTTAATACATTAAATCATACTTCAGGATTTAGAAAATTCAGTCAATTACAAGTTGAATCTTCACTTCCACCTGAAGATGCAATGGGGATGTCAGTTGGTATTGCTGGTACTGTTACTGGAATTATCAATCTGCAGAAATATAAGAATATGCATGAGACCGTCAATTTTGATTTGGTCACAGAGAATTTGAAGTCTAGAAATCCTGCAGAAGGTGATCTTTCTGACGAAATTACGTTTAAAAATCGTATTTTGATGGATTATGCAGAATCTATTGGTAATAGGGTTCTCAAAATAGATGATCTTTCACCATTATTCAGCAGTGAACCTAGATCAACACCTTGGTCCGAAATTGCTCGATATGATATTTCTAATAATAAAGAAAATAGATTCATCGTATTAGTAAAAGATAGATTATATACTGATGAAAGACAGATTATGATTGTTAATGCATTGTATGATCCTATTAGTGGAAAATCGATGCTTAACCAATATGCTTCGGTTGATACTGTTATCCAATTGGGTCAGATGGATACTGCTGTTGATGGTACTGATGCAGTTCTTCAATTCCACCCAGTTAAGTCTGAAAAGAACAATTATAACGTTGTAACTCTTTCATATAACTTAGATGAATTTGTTGGTGTGGCAACTACTGGTGCTCCAGGTGCTGCTGCTACAACTATTGGTAATGGTACTAGTGCATTAGTTAGTATTGGTGCATCTAATGTATTAGGAACTGGTGGCCAGGAAGTTAAGATTTGTACTGTTGGTACTGCATCTACTACTGGAATTGCATTAACTGCTGGATCTATCAATTATGAGGGTGCAAGTGCATCGAAGTATCAGTTATTCAATCCAACATCTGCTAAGATTATTGTTTCTATTGCAACAAGTGAAGGTTCTGTAGAATATGATGAATTAAGTTTAATTTATCATCCAGGATCTGTTGGAGTTGGAACAACAGTAGAGTGGCATGAATATGGTCAATTAGCAATTCATAATAGAAGAGATAACCTATCAGCACAACCATTAGGAACTTTCCGTCCTTATTTTGTTGGTTATGGTCATACTGCTGCAATAGAAGTTGGTTATACTCCTAATGCTGGTATTCAGACTGCTTGGATTAATTCAGTTTGTATAGGAATATCATCTGATGGTGTAACTGGTGTAGGAACAACTTCATTGATGAATGCTGCTATGAATGCCAAGTCTACGACAATTGCAGCAGCTGCTTCTCCTAAGGCTATTGGTATTGGAAGTTATATTAATGATTATGATGGTGCATCAGTATTAGTTCAAATTAGAGATAAGACACGGGAAATATATGAATTCTGTGAAGTTGCAATGATTGATGATGACACAAATGTGTTTATGACTGAATATGGTAATTTACGTACTGGAATTGCTGCAACTTCTGGTATTGGTACAATTGGTGCTTGGAGAGATAATACCAATTGTAGATCAGAGTTACAATTCACTCCAACTCCAAATACTGCAGTTGAAGTTAAGACATTTATGCAGTTCTTGAAGATTGAGGAGGATAGAACGAAATCTAACACAATTGATCTTAATGGTGCTTCAATTAGAAGTAGTTGGGATGTTTATGGTGGAACTTTCTATGATCAAAGGACTGAATTTGATTTACTTCATGGTGGCAATCAAGTTTTTGAGAGAAATTTTGATGGATCAGATACTGATGTTGTAAATCTAACAAATAATACAATTTCACTACCTAATCACTACTTTGTAACAGGTGAGGAAGTAACGTATTCAGTTCAAACCTCTGTTAGTTGTTCAAGTACTACTGGAATTGGTACTACAGGTGATCGTCTTGGAATTGGTGCTACATACTTCCCTGCTATTGGAACTCCTGGAATAGGTGCAACATTGACCTATGTACCAGAATCAGTCTTTATTATTAAGATTAATAATAGTTCTATTAAGTTAGCAAGAACTGCAGAAGATGCATTAAAGGCTATTGCTGTTCCTTTAGACCTTACATCTGTTGGTATTGGTTCTTCCCATAGTATTACAAGTAAGAGAGAGAATACTAGAGCTTTAATTTCTATTGATAACATAATTCAAGCACCAATCGTAGATACTAAAGTTGCAGCTGCATTAACTGCTGATTTAAGTAAGAAAACTGATATACTTTATATTTCTGGTATAACTTCATTCTTTAGTGGGGATGATATTAGAATTGATCAGGAAATAATGAAGGTTGTTGCTGTTGGACCTGGTGCTGGTGGTACTGGTAATGTTAAGGTTCATCGTGATTGGATGGGTACTGATATTGCTTTCCACGGAGTCGGAGCTACTGTAACAAAACTTGTTGGTGATTATAATATTGTTAATAATAAACTCAATTTCTCCAACGCACCATTTGGTAGTCAACCTCCTACAGGAGTTTCAACAAGTCATCCAAATGAAAGGGATTGGATTGGAATTACAACAGGATCTAGTTTTAGTGGTAGAGTCTTTGTACGTTCTGGTCTTAAAGGTGGAAATCTTGATGCATATACCCAAAATTATGTCATTGATGATCTCTCCAATCAATTCGATGGTCAAAAGGGTACTAATGATGATCCATTTATTCTAAAAGTTGATGGTAGTAATGTTACTGGTATTGCGACAAACACTGGTATTGCTTTAATTAATGGTATATTACAACATCCAGGCGATTTAAGTGATTATACACTAAGTGAAGTTTCTGGAATTACTTCAATGACATTTACAGGAACTGCAGCTTCTGTGGCATATGATATTAATAATGCAAGTATCCCAAGAGGCGGTATGATCGTTTCTCTTGGATCTAGTGAAGGTCTTCGTTATCAACCATTAGTATCTGCTGGTGCAACGATTCGCTTTGCTTCTTCTGGTGTTGTTACTGCTGTTAGTATTGGTAATAGTGGTTCTGGATATAGGGTATGGGCAGGTAATGTCGGTATTGCATCAACATTACCTCAAGGTGGTGCTGGAATTGCAACTGAAGTTAGAGTTGCTGTTGCTGCTACCACTGCTACAGGTACACCAACTCTTCAATATATTGGAACAGCAGCAGTTCATAATGGTAGAGTTGTAAGTATTGCTGTTACCTATACGGATCCAGTACCAGGATTCCCTGGAGCAGGTTCTTCTACCTTTGAGGCAATAATTGATAAACCATTACCTTATGAAGATATTCCACTTTGGTATGATGTTTCCTCACCTGGTGCTGGTGTTGGTACTCAAGCAAGAGCAAATATTGTTGTTGGTATGGGCGGAAGTATAATTGATTTTGAAGTTACTAATACTGGATATGCTTATAAAGAGGGACAAATATTAACTGTTCCAACAAATCTTACTTCTACTGGTGCAAATGCATACGAGAAAGCAATAGCAATTCCAACAGAAGATACTGCACCTAAGCCATTTAAATTAATCTTAGACGAAGTTCATCATGATGAGTTTAATATGTGGACTATGGGTGAGATTCAACCACTTGATAGTTTTGCAAGTTACTTTGATGGTTCAAGAAAGGCATTCCCAATTACTTTAGGTGGAGATTCTTATGCTATTCAGGCAAGATCTGGTTCTGATATTGTAATTCAAGATACCATTATTCTTACTATTAATGATGTTTTACAGGTTCCAGGTGAAGGTTTCACATTTAATGGTGGTGGTACTATAACAATGACTGAAGCACCTAGGAAAGGTGACACTTGCAACTTCTTCTTCTATAGAGGAACTGGTGGTGAGGACGTAAAAGATAGAGATATTCTAGAAACTGTCAAGATGGGTGATGACTTACAAGTTGGATATGATCCTGCTTATAATACAAGAAGATTCTTAGAATTCCCAAGAACAGTTTCGGAGGTTAAATCATCTGACCAAGTTGATACTAACCCATACTATGGTCGTGGATTGGGTGATGATGATACAGAATTAAGACCAGTAACTTGGATTAGACAAACTGAAGATAAGTGGATTGATGGTAGAATTGTTCGTAAGGATCGTCCTTTATATGAACCTAATCTATTCCCAACTGCATATTTAATTCAAGGTGTTGGTGTTGGTTCTACTTCTGTTTGGGTAGATAATTGCAAACCATTCTTTGATCCTGAAAATGAAAACCCAGTTAACAGAGCATTCCAAAAGGATATTGAAATTATAAATTCTGGTGAATCATATGAAATCTTTATTGGGGCAGCTGCAACAGCAATTGTTTCTGCTGCAGGTACTATATCATCAATCGTAATCGGAGCAGGTAATAGTGGTAGTGGATATTCAGCAGTTCCTACTGTTACAGTTCAGGTTCCTGTTGGTGCTGAAGGTGGAACTGGTGTTGGAGCAACTCCATTTGTTGGAATTGGCACAACTGCTAGAGCAGAGGCAACTGCAACAGTTACTAACGGAGTAGTTTCTGGTATTACAGTCACCAGTCCTGGACTTGCATATACATCTGCAA